CATTAGTAGAACAGACAGGTGTAGGATTACTATTAGTATCCCATCTACGTAGACCTGCAGGTGATGCAGGACATGAGAATGGTAAAGAGATTACTCTCTCACATCTACGTGGCTCTGCATCTATAGCACATCTATCTGATAGTGTGATAGGATTAGAACGTAATCAACAAGCAGAGGATGACGTAGCTTCTAACACTACTACCATACGTATTCTAAAGAACAGATATACTGGTGAGACTGGTATAGCTACACATCTTTACTACGATAAAGAGACTGGTCGTATGAAAGAGATTGATAACCCTTACGAAGTAGAGGATAACAATACAGAGGAGATACAATTCTAATGTGGACACATTATTGTCGTGAAGAACAAGAAGAGATAGAGGTGGGTAATGGTGAAGAGTGTAACTGGTGTGGACTAGATGCTCAAGGCATTACAGTAGATGGATTTGATGAAGCAATCATAGGGATAGGACAACAACATGGAAAAAAACCTTTACATGTCTATTCATATAGTGTAATATGTAAGATACTAAGAGAACGAGATGGTATGTCTTGGGAAGAAGCAGATGAATATGCTCAGTTTAATATAGTTAATGTCTGGGTAGGTGATAGAACTCCCTTGATATTATATAATGAGTATTGGGAAGATTGGAAAATAGATGAGAGCAATAGTTGATATAGAAACAGATAGCTTGGATGCAACAAAGGTTCATTGTATTGTGGCTAAAGACATAGACTCAGGGAGGGTTTACCCTTTCCCTCCTGATAAGGTACATGAGTTTAAGTCTTGGTCACAAAGTGTCAAGCAATTTATTATGCATAATGGTTTATCTTTTGATGCACCTGTGTGTAATAGATTGCTAGGTACTAAGATTAAACCTAGCCAGATATTAGATACACTTGTATTATCACAGTTGTTTAATCCTATACGTGATGGTCATGGCTTGGGAGCATGGGGTAAGAGATTAACTATGCCTAAAGGAGATGTAGATACGTTTGAAGTTTATACACCTCACATGCTAGAGTATTGTAAACAAGATGTGAATATAACACACAAAGTATTTGAAGTTCTTCAGCAAGAAGGTAAAGGTTTTTCTAAATCTTCTATTGAACTTGAACATCAAGTAAGAGTTATCATAGACCAACAAGAACGTAATGGCTTTGCTATTGATATGCAGAAAGCTATGGGTCTATTTAATAAATTAAAAGATGAAGCAAATCAATTAGAGAAATGGTCAGTAACTAACTTTGAACCTACAGTTGTAGAATTAAAAACAAAAACAAAATACATACCATTTAATATAGGTTCACGACAACAGATAGCAGATAGACTAATGAATTTAGGTTGGAAACCAAAACAACATACAGAAAAAGGTAACATAATTATTAATGAAGCTGTATTAGATACAATAAATTTACCTGAAGCAAGAAAGTTCTCAAGGTTCTTTCTTCTACAGAAACGTATAGCACAGATTAAGTCATGGATAGAAGCATGTGATGACAAGGATGGTAGAGTACATGGTAGAGTAATGACTCTTAAAACTATTACTGGTCGTATGTCTCACAACTCTCCTAACATGGCACAGATACCTGCAGTTCGTTCTCCATATGGAAAAGAGTGTAGAGATTGTTGGACAGTAGATAATCCTTACACTCATTCCATAGTAGGAACTGATGCAAGTGGACTAGAGTTAAGATGTTTGGCTCACCTTATGAATGATGCTACGTTTACAGACATACTATTGACAGGTGATATACATACACACAACATGAAGATGGCAGGATTAACTGACAGAGATCAGGCAAAGACATTTATATATGCCTTCATGTATGGAGCAGGTGCATCTAAGATAGGTCAGATAGTAGGAGCAGGTGCTAAAGAAGGACAGCAACTAATTAATAAGTTCTTATCTAGCATGCCAGCATTAAAAAGAGTACGTGATGCTGTAGTAAAGGCATCAGCTAGAGGAAAGATTAAAGGTATTGATGGTAGGTTACTCTATATACGTAGCCCACATAGTGCATTGAATACTTTATTACAAGGAGCAGGTGCAATAGTATGTAAGCTATGGCTTATTAATATTATTAAACGTATTAACAGAACAGGTGTTGATGCTAAACTTGTAGCTAGTATCCATGATGAGTATCAGTTTGAAGTTCTAAACACAGATGTGAAAAAGTTTGGACAGATAACTAAAGATGCTATGAAAGATACAGAGAGACAGCTACAAATGAAGTGTCCTCTTGATAGTGAATGGAAGGTAGGTAAGACATGGGCAGAGACACATTAGTAAAAGAATTTAAAGGAAGAAAAGATCATGCTGATTATATTAAGCGAGGTATAAAAGTAGAGAATGAATTTATACAGACAGCTAAGTCACATGGTTATGCAGTTGAGATAGCTAGTGACGAAGAAAATATAAATAAACATATAGATTTATATCTAACTTACAAAGGACAAACAATTAGTGTAGATGTAAAGGCTAGAAGAACTGGAAACAAACAAAGAGTTTTTGATGACTCATGGATTGTCGTTGAGTTTTTAAATACAATGGGTAATAAAGGTTGGCTGTATGGTGACTGTGATTACTTTGTATTTGAAAGACAGCATGACTATGTAGTGTGTGAAGCAAAAGAGTTAGTAGAATTAACTGACAAAGTTGTAGATAAAAACACTAGAGTAGAAAGTTATAGGGATGCTGAGTACAAAACATGGGGTAGAAAACATCAAGGAAAACAAGACCTTATCTCAAGAATCGAGATGAGTTTAATACTTAACTTAAATAAAACATTTATTATGAAAAAAACTCTTGACATTAATTTAGAGGTATGTCATAATTCATTTATTAATAACAACGAAAGGAAAACACAAATGAGTGTACTAAAAGGAAACGCATACTGGGCTTCAATCGTTAGCCCAAATACTACATTTGATTCAGATGGAGTATGGTCTATTGATGTAGCTAATCTTGATGAGAAGAATATCAACATAGCTAAAGCTGATGGACTAGACGTAAAGAATAAAGGTGATGATCGTGGTAGCTTTGTTACTGTTAAAAGAAAGGTTAGACGTAAAGATGGTAACATGAACAAGCAACCTGAAGTGGTTGATGCTGCGAAAAGAAACATTGCTAGTACTTTGATTGGTAATGGTTCAGAAGTAAATGTACTTTATAGTACATACGAGTGGGAGTTCAAAGGTCGTGGTGGAGTTTCTGCAGACCTACGTGCTGTGCAGGTAACTAACTTGATACCTTATAACGTAGATGCTGATGCAGACGAAGCTTTTGAAGTTGTCCCTGATGGATTTGTAACTGAAGATTCAGATGAGGAATTATCCTTCGCTTCTTAACCAACCATGAAAGGATGGGGAGGTAGACCTCCATGAATATCTCCCCATTATTTATTATGAAATCTATTGATACTTTAGTAAAAGATATATACGATTTGTTTGACCCTCTCGTAGACGTAGAGTTAAATGAGAAAGAAGTTGATGCTCATTTAGATTCTTTTACAGAGAGTCTCAAAGAAACATTAAAGAATTTTTTAAATGAAGTGCCTACAGATAGACGTAACCTAAGACTATCTGCTATAGGTAAACCTGCTAGACAATTATGGTATGGTAAAAACTCTAAAGAAAAACCTAAACCTTTAGAGCCTAGTACAAGAGTTAAGTTTTTATATGGTCATATGTTAGAAGACCTATTGATTCTTTTCTCAAGACTTGCAGGACATACAGTAACTGACCTACAAAAAACAGTACATGTTAATGGAATAAAAGGACATCAAGACTGTGTAATAGATGGAGTGTTAGTTGATTGTAAGAGTGCATCAGGTAGAAGCTTTGAAAAGTTTTCTAAGAATACTCTATACAAAGACGATCCCTTTGGATACATAGCACAGATTTCTGCTTATGCTGAAGGCAATGGTGTAGATGAAGCTGCTTTTCTAGCTATAGATAAACAGAATGGAAGTATATGTTTGACTCCTGTTCATTCATTGGAAATGATAAATGCTAAAGAAAGGATTGACTATCTTAAAGGAGCTATGGATCAAGATAACCCACCTGATAGGTGTTATGATGATGTCGCTGATGGTGCTAGTGGCAATCGTAAGCTCGCTTTTGGTTGCTTCTATTGTGAACATAAGCGTACTTGTTGGAGTGATACGAATGAAGGTAAAGGGTTACGTGTATTCCAGTATGCAAATGGATACAGGTATCTTACGCAAGTTAAGAAAGCTCCTAACGTGGAGGAGGTAACAGATTGGTAAGTCATTGGCTTCAGTTTGAAACTGATGAACCTTTCGTACCTAACTTAAAGAAGTTTGGATTTGTTTATCTTATAATTAATACACAAAATGGTAAAGGATATGTAGGCTGTAAGCAATACTTTGCTATGAACAAGAAAAAAACAAAACATAAATGGGAGACATATACAGGATCATCTAAATATTTAAATGCAGATATAAAAAAAATAGGTAAAGAAAATTTTAGGTTTGAAGTTATA